CTTCTGTTCTAGTATCCAATCTCCCTTATCCTTATAAGAAAGAACCTTAATCTGATTCAAAGGTGCTATATCAGCAACAGACTCTTCCTTAACTATACCTATCAATCCCCAATCAGAGAGTAACTTAGTAATACGATTTCTTCTCTGAACATCATTAACTGTTAGATTAGCGTGCTTGCCATCTAATGCAAATAATTCTTTAAAGTGTACAAGATAATATCTACCCTGCTTATGTAATATATGACAGCTCTGGTAAAGTTTCTTTTCCTTTCTGGATGCCACTCCTATTCTGGTCAAAGTCTCACGGACTTTTAAAAAATCATCAGGTTCATTTAAGAGAACCTCCACCATCATATCAGGAGACCAGTTCACCTGTGGTTCTTGTGTATTCATTGTGTTCCGCCAGTTTCAAGTCGTTGTTTAATAAAGTTCAGTTGGGTTTTATCTAGAATCTTCAGTGCTTGAGATGCTTTCTCATTACTATAACCATAGTATTGTTTAACACATTCTAAATCATTGACTTTATCTTTTCGGAGCCAGGGAGAAAATCTCTTCCGTTTCCTCACACTATTTAGATAAAATGAATATTGCATGTCCTTTTCTAGGTTATGATACCTATTCATTTCATTAGCATACATTATAGTATCAATGAAACCCGATAAGCAACGGTTAACTATGTAAGGAGAGTAAGTCTTTATATCATAAGACAAATCTTCCTTAGTAAAATTAATTGAATTCAACCAATCTTTTAATTCGCTCATGGTAATGTAGGAGGATTTTCTTCTGCTGCTCTAGCATCTCTTGCCACTCTTCTATTATGACTCCAATAATCATACTTAGTATAAAGTTTAAAAGGAGCTCCTAAACATTGTTGGGTAAACCATTCTGCCCATAAAAAGGCAACTATTGTAGCATCTACTGGGTCTTTAGGCATTTTCATTTTCTAAGTTCCTCAACTTTGTATTTCCAATAATCTCTATCCTCTTCATTAATCCAAGGAGAATGAACCATCATTTGAGCATGTTTTAACCAATCATCTCTAGTCCATTCTTTTCTAGGTTTATCTATATGATCTTTAAGACTCATAATTCATAAGGACCAACTCTTTCCTATCCTTCTGCTCTCTCATGTAGTCCCCAACAGAACGCATAGTGTAAGTAAGATCAAACTCAGCAGCACTCCAATCTTTAAATCTGTCCTTAACGAGCTGGTCAGAATTATAACTAACCATCTGAGGTATTGAAGTGTTAGAGCAATCTTCAGCAAACTTATCATGGTCAAATCCTTTGTGCATAGCACCCTTCTTACCATAAAGGTTATCCTTTATATCATAAGGAGGATCTGAATACATGAATATACTATCATGTATATTCTCCCTAAAACAATACTCATATGAATACCCATTAATATTCCATTGAGAAATTATATTAGAATACTCAGGCAACTTTTCAATTCCCCTCATAGAGAAATTAGAATCAGATGCTTGCTTAGAGAATGATGATGACTCAGTAAGTCCTGAGAAACTACACTTATTAACAATATAAAATGCTGCTGCTCTTTCTACACAATCCAAACTAGAATCATTTATTCTCTTCTTACATTCAAGGAAAAGTTCTCTTGCTGATTCTGGAACTGGATGAGTAGATTTATAATTAATTATTACTTCTGTTAATTCATCTCCAAACTGCTGTAACTGCATCCAGAAGTTAACAAGAGGCTCATATAAATCATTAACCATTATCTTAAGGTGTGGATACCTTTGTGTTACATAGATAGCAACACTACCACCACCTAAAAATGGTTCACGAAATTCTGTATACTTACTCATATCTGGAAAGTATGCAGCCATTTTAGCACAAGCACGAGACTTGCCACCTGGGTATCTTAAAGGAGTTTTTAATCCCTTTTTAACCATCTTTCTCCCCCCTATAATAATCCCCCAATGCACCCCTCATTAAAGTTTCACTAATCTCACCATGAGGTGTTGTAACTGTAGGTTCTATATGATCATTCTTCTCTCCAAATTTCTTCTTAGGTATATTAGATTCCCATGCAGCAATCATTACCTCCAACTCCCTTATCCTTTCTTGGGCTACTTCTATTCTCTCTTTAAGATACTGGATATTCATTTGAATTCACACTCCACCATAATTTCAGTTAAACATGCAAGCATATTTATCTCTTGGTCCGCGACGAAGGCAATTTGATACTGATACTTAGCAATAATAAGAACAGCAGCAGGGATGGAAGGAGAAACCAATGCACCTGAAAGAGAATCGTAAATCCTACGTAATAACACAGAAGGATCATTATCCAAGTTATCGACACACCATTTACGTACCTCAGTAAAGTTCTTTTCCTTAAGGTTCTTAAGTAAATCATTAACCGCGACATCACTAAAGGTTGCAAGAATACCACTATCTATCTTACCCCCTACAGAGTATCTTTGACACTCATTTAAAACTCTACGCCAATCTGGGAAGTGCTTATTAATAAGTTGAGCTAGGACTTTCTTATCAGTTTGAATCCGTTCATTGTCCAAGATCCAGTTAAGACGTTTGAAAAAGCATGTTGCGATTTCTTGTTTTTGTTTTCCTCTAATTCCGAACTCGATGACTGCGCATCTGGAATGGAGGGGTTCGATGATTTTGTTTTTGTAATTGCAGGTAAAAATAAATCTGCAGTTGCTGGAGAACTCCTCAATACTTGCTCTAAGAAGGAGTTGTACGTCGGGAGTGGTATTGTCTGCCTCATCAATGATGATGACTTTATGTTTTGCCTCAGAAGAGAAAGAGACTGTAGACGCGAAGTTCTTGGCGTTATTCCTAACAGTGTCGAGAAACCTCCCTTCATCTGATCCATTAATGACATAAACATCTACCCCCAATTGATTACACAACGCCTTTGCTACTGTGGTCTTACCACATCCTGCTGGTCCTGCAAGGAGTAAGTTCGGAACTTCACCCTTACTTAAAAAATCTAAGAAGGTTTTTTTAATACCTTCTGGTAAAATACAATCCTCAATTGTTTTGGGTCTGTATTTTTCAACCCACAAAAATTCATCATTCATTGTTTAGTGGTATTGCTACGTGTCCTGTTTATTATAGTAATAAATTTATCACCAGCAAACGTTCCTGCTAAACATACATCAATCTCATCTCCATCTTTCCAATTCATCTCACCATTCATTTTAGTGTGTTGCATTGCAACTTGAATGTCATCAATTACTTTCTGTGTTATTAACATTACTTACTTGCCCTCCAAGCAACATAACAAATGAACCATACCCCTAATAAGATTGCAAAAGGAATGGGAAAGAATGGTACTATTGTAAATGCATGAATCAATTGCACAATAACAATACCAAAGAAAATCCACATAATCCACATTCCTAATTTATTATGGAATGAACCTTTCTTATAATATTGTGGACCAGAAGGAATAAAATCTTCATCTTCTGGATTCTTATGCCAAGGAGTAGGATTTTTTAGATCAAACCAATGTTTCATAATGGTGGATACTCTGATTTAATTTGTTCATCTGTTTTCTCAACCTTAAACTCTTCCATCAATCGCTGAACTTGTTTTTTATCAAGTCCAGCAAGATACTCGCAATTTGATAAGCAAAGATAAATACACTCTCTATCTGAAATAGGTGGTCTCTCACTCCACCTATCAGCTTCTACTTCACTCATAAGTAGAATCAGGCTCTAAAGCAATATAATACTTAAGATCACAATCCTTATTAGTAAATTTAGATAGAAGTTTCTGAGATACAACTACCTCATATGTTCCAGGGAGAATTTTAATATTTTCAATCTTGAAGTTAAAGGTGAAGTTCTTATCTGTTTCACCTACTGTAGAAGAGAAACTATTAGATGTATCATTCTTCTTATCCCTTACTACTAGATTAACTGCACCTGCCTCACCAACAGCGCATAAATCTGGTAATTGATATACTGCTGCTGCCTTAAGAAGTTTATCTAACTGTTGAGTGCTCAACTCAAACTTAACATCATCAGTAGGAATAGTAATTTCCTTATCAGGTGGGGTAACAATTACATTAGGATCAGCAAAGAAATACTTCGTCCTCATCTTACCTTCTCTAATCACCACATGACCATCATTACTAAAATCTAAATCAGGTTGATGATGAAGTCCCAATCCATTAAGGAATTGGTTAAGATCATAAATTCCAAAATCTTTAGGCAACTCTTCTGTGATAGTTGCTTCAGCAAGAATGTTTTTCATTACTGAAATAGTTCTCAACTTATTCCCTTGCTTAAACAGAATAGACTGATTAATAGTAGAAAAGTTTTTGAGAAGTGAAAGTGTTGATTCAGAAAGTTTCATAACCACGGGTCGGAGTTTCATTTGTGTGCCCACTAAAATAATAAAGTAGGAGCGAATAATGCATTGCTTTTAATAAATCACGTTTTGCTTGACCTTTTTTATCATATCTACTCAAATACTTGATTGCATTAGATCTACAAAATGCTTCTGCATCTCCTACTGATTCAATGAGATCAAGTGTTTGAACATTATTATGTTTAGAAGTATAATGGCCACCATAAGTAGTAGAAATATAATTCTGAAGTGCCTTAATAGACTTATCTTCCTCATATTTTCTAATGTCTGGTTTCTCTATTGATGGGATATTAATATTAAGAGTATCACATCCTAATCCTTCACCACTAATAGCAGAATAGCAATCAGCACTCAAAGTATCTCCCAGATGAACATAATTACTAGTATCAATACCAACATTGAAATCTGCTAAATCAAAATCAACAAACCCTGCTGATTCAAAATCAACAAACCCTGCTGATTCTGTAGAACCTGTACTGATAACTATAGTATCATCAGGTTTATTATTTTTTATTGGAAAAGTTTCATTCATAGTTCCGTTCAATTCTTCATAAAGTAAGCTCCATGCATTAACCATACCACTATTCCTCCACTTTGTCAATGTCTACGTCAGCATCTACCTTATCATATAACTCTAAGAATGCTTGCTTTGTTTCATCATCAAATCTATTAATACATACCTTAATTGCTTTCAACTTATCACCAAAAATACTATAAGCACGAATGATATGAACCAATCTTCTGGTTGAGATTATCTCATCTATACCACCATCATAGAATGTTCTTCTAATAATATCTGCCCAGTCTACAAGGTGCTTAATGTATCCATCATCATGACATCCAACACTAGCAGAGTGTCTCCTCATGATTTGTGTTTCTATTGCTGGTGATGGATAGTCTTGCTCAAAGGTTACACAGAATCTTTCGAGGAAGGCTTCGTTGAGCACATTTGTACCAATGAATCGTCCGTCGTCACTACCTTTACCTTTAGTGTTGGCGGTGGCAATAACGTTGAATCCTCCTGCAGGTACAACATATCTCCCGATCTTTTTAAGGAATATGCCTTTTCCTTCGAGGACGGGTTGGAGACAAAGAATTTTATTACTGGCAAGGTCGAGTTCATCAAGTAACAAGACAGCTCCTCGTTCGAGAGCCTCGATGACTGGGCCATTGTGCCAGACGGTGCTCCCATTAATAAGACGGAAACCGCCAATAAGATCGTCTTCATCTGTTTCTATTGTGACGTTTACACGAATAATTTCTCTACCTAACTGAGCACATGCTTGCTCTACACCAAATGTTTTACCATTACCAGACAATCCAGTAATAAATGTAGGGTAGAATTGTTTAGATTTAATAATGCTCTTTACATCATTAAAGGGACCAAACTTAACAAAGGTCTCATCTTTATCAGGAACTAAATTTTGTTGTACTTCAGGTTCCACGGCAGGAGCACTAAAAGACTTTTCAATGTTTGCTACTGCTTTAGTAGTAACTTCAAGATTCCACTTGCCTCTACCAACTTTAAATTTTTCTATCTTCTTAGTGACGGTTTGATAAGCAATATCATTAGCAGCACAGAATCCACGAACATCAGGAGCAGTGAACTCTTTGCCATAGTTGCTTCTCAACCCATCAATGATTTGGTTTTCAGTCATCTTAATCTCAAATGGCATGATGTGTTTGTTTCAATAATCATATTATATACGAAAAAGGAGGCTTTTAAACCTCCCAATAGACAGTTTGTTAAATGTCACAAGGAGCTTTATCTTCATACTCATCTTGCTTCTTAAAAAACTCTCCCATACTAGATTGACAATCAGGAGGTTCAGGTTCTTTATACCCTTTCATCTTCTTCCACTTATTATGTAATGCACCCATCATCCAAGACTGAGAAAGACTCTTAGGTCCATTATCAAGAAGATCTAACTCATACCTGCTGGAGGTATAACCTTTATACTCTTCTCTCCAATTGGAGTCATCATATGGTTTGTTTGTCATTTTTCGTAAGTAAAGGTTTTCTTTTTAATTTTAGTATCACCTTCTAACGAAGATCTACCTGGCCTCATCTTTCCTACACTAACATTTTTAGTTGAACCTGGAGGTCTCTTATTCTTGGGTTTCTTTCCTAATCCACCTTTTCTAGTTGCTGATAGTGTACCAGTTTTTTTGGTTTGTGTCAATACAGCATCCTGATCATACTTCTTACCTAATGCTTTAATATCTTTCTTAAATCTTCTTTTACTCTTTTTACCTGAGGTAACAACGTGACTACGCTCTTTAACCTTAGTTACTTTACCAGTCTTCTTGTCTTTCTCATCCCATCTTCCAGTTACCTTAGTAGCACCTGGTAGACCCTTACCACGTATATCTTTATCTAACTGCTTTGCTCTTGCTTTATTTTCTTTCTTAGACTTGCCGTCACGACTTCCAGAGATGATTGCCATCCCTCCTTTATCTGACTTGGATTTGATTCTACTCAGACTGCTTTCATCTAGTTGAGAGCAGAACTCTTGAAATGTCTTCATATCCTTCTCGAGGTTACGAAATATTTATACATATCATCTAATTTGAGTAGGATGTGCTTGTATGCTTCTACTATATTCCCCTCATCTTTTCTAAACAAATCTTTATCAAACTTTTCTTTGGTTCCCTTTTTCCATAATCGCATATTGTCAGGTGATAATTCATCAGCCAAGAGTAG